ATACGCCGCGTTCCAGGTTGGTAATATCAAGTTCGGATTCACGGGCTGGATTTATCGGTCAGCTACCCTGGCCACCAGCAAGGCCATCCTGGATAGCTGGGCACTGGCTGGGAACCGGTCCTACCGGCTCTACCTAAACTCCAGCGAGCAACTGGTATTCGAGGTATCCAGCAACGGCACAGCCAGTGCCTCTGTCACCAACACCACTGTCATCCCACTGAACGATTTTACCTTCTTTGCTTGCTGGCATGATCCTGTAGCGGACACGATCAATCTCAGAGTTAACAGCGGAGTAACTGCTTTCACGGCTCACTCTGCTGGTGTGTTTGCCGGGACTGGCGACTTCGCAATGGGCTATAACAACGAAACAGCCGTGGCATCGTTTCAGGGCAGGCTGGATGATATCACGTACTGGCGGCTTGGTTTCCCGACTGAGGCTGAGCTGGATGCCATGTACAACGCGGACCTTGGCGTGGGCTATCCGTTCTCCAGCGGAGCCTGCAACACAGGTTCTCCATTCTTCTATCAGTACTCGTTCCTCTATACGTCCTGTCCGGTAACTTACGATTCGATTCCGGTTCCTGGCTATCCATATGGCCCAAGATCTCCCGTGTACGATCCGGCTTTCAGCTATGATTACACCTATTGCGGGACATACATGTTCAGCCTTCAAGGCTGTCGTGAAGCAGTGACCATGTTGCAGGAGGTGGTGACATCCAATGGCCGTAAGCTTATCGCATCTACCATGAGCCGGTTGTATGAGCTGAACCAGTCTGCCGGTAACTGGAGAATACTAGCCGATGGACTTGGTAACTCCGGCTACACCATCAACCAATGTGGCTGTAACAAGGTCAGGGGCGTGTCGGCTACGCTGGGCAGTTACCTGATCTACACCAACAACTTTGACCCGCCGTTGATTTACCTGCTGGGAGATGACTCATCTGGGTGCGCCCTGCAAGCGGCTCAACCTATATCGGACATGGTAGCCTTGGGCATTACCAAGGCAGGCGGGGTTGTAACCTGGAAAGGGTTCACCATCTTCTATGACTTCACTGAGGACGGCGTGAGGAACGGCGGTTCCGTTATCTGGTCTGACCTGGAAGATCCAAATTCATACATCGAATCAGATACCAGCTTTGCCGGGAGAGCCACTATCGCTGTCGGTGAAACCATCCTGGCGGCGGCTCCATTGGGGAACTGGTTAATCATTTACACAGACAAATCCATCATCCGGGTTACATTGGTTGGTGGCGAGGATGTGTTTAACTTCGAGCGGATCTATCAGGGTGGTAACGCGCTCAAGTATAAGTTCAGCCTGATTAACTGCGGGGACATGCACTTGTATCTGGGGGAGTCTGATGTGTACTCTTTCACTCAGTTCGATACCAGGCCGGTGAACATCGCCTGGATTACGAAGGCATCCGGGATGATTTTTAACGGCATTGCTGAATCTGAAGCTACCTACTTACCCATCAACAAGGACGCCTGCGACCTGGTGACTGGTGGCTGGTCAGATGAGAAGCATGAAGCCTGGCTGTCCTGGCCTACCGGTGAGAGCATCTGCCCAGAGGTAACACTCAGATTCAATCTCAAGTTTAACACGGCTGATTTTGTGGATCATGGGTTCACCGCCATGATGACCTTTCGGGCAGATGACCGGCCAACCGTCGGTCAATGGATTGAGGATATGGGTATCTGCCCAAGAGGTTCACAGGTTGCAACCGGGGTCAAGGATGGCCCTGTCTGCACTGGCGATCAGGTAGCGGTAGCTAACCCGCCGTTGTACATCCGGAACCCGGAAGAAGACCCGGACCTGCCAGTGCATCCAGATTCGCTGTGCAGCCGGTTGATTGGTTTGACCATCGAGGACTTCTGTGAAGACTGCGCCTCTGAATCCACCTTCATCACGGCTTCAGCTACGGACTTTACTCTGAAACAGCAGGAGGATGACATTTATTACCGGCAAATGCTGGGTGGCAGCCTTGGTGATTACGATGCCTATGCCTGCCAAGGCGAGTTTTACACCAATGAAGGCTATGTCACGGCCATGCAGACTGGCTCACAGAATTTCAGGAACGAGGACGAGAAGATCGTTAAGATGATCGGGCTGGAGGCCGAGCCAGTAGCCCAGGCGGTTCCACTGAGATTACAGATGGAGGTTGGGTATGGGAACCAGGCCAAATGCACGACTTGGGCGGCAATCAGGTCATTACCATTTGAATGCCTGACCGAGAAGACCCCAGCTCAGCATCTATCAGATCGAACCAGGCCGGATGGAACCTTTTACTTTCCCACGTTCCGGCGCGGCGTGTATCTGGGAGCCAGGTTCCGTATCAACGGCATCGGCGGAGCTGGAACCTTTAGCTCAATGTTCCAGATGATCAAAGGCTGGGGCCAGCAGGATTCACCATAATGCCTACCGATACTGATTTAAGCCGTATCTCCCTTCGCCGGGACCAGGTGCTGGAGATTCACTTCGACAAGCTCCCGGCTCCACCAGATGCGTTCCTGAAGCTGCCAGGAGCCAGGGAGTGGTGGCAGGCGTTGCTGCTCCATGACGAGCGTCGGATACAAGCCTTTCATCGCCTGGTGAACAACCTCCAGATATCTGCGAACAATACCAGTATGACTCCGGTTCCATGATTTGGACTTGCTAATGCCAGCCAGAAGCAGAGATTCGACCACAATGAAACTCGTTCCTGTTCTGTTGCTGGTGTTTATCACAGCCTGTTGCCGAGATGGCCTGACCCAGCGTCATTTCTGGAATCAGAAACAGTTCATGGCGGGCATCGACCAGGATGCAAACCGGCAGGATACATGGATCAGGAAGCAGATTTCGGATGATACATTCCTGGTCATGGACCGGAGCGGTAAGTACCTTAAAAGGAAATAAAGCTATGCCAGAGATATCCTATGTACCAGATCCAAGAGCGGGTTACACACCAGCATCCCGCGAGTACGACTGCGACTGTGCTACCAGTGGTAGTAGTTCAGGTGGAAGCGGTGGCCTGGTTGGAACCGGTTCACCGGAGGGCGTGGTAACCTCTGATCCTGGCGGGTTCTATGCTGACATATCAACGAATGCCATCTGGGTCAAGGAAACCGGGACCGGGACCAATACGGGCTGGGTTCTGTACCTTTCATGATTATGAAACATCTCCTTTTTGTACCGTTGCTGGTCGTTGCCTGTTTGTTTTCTGACACGGCTATGGCCCAGCCTCCTTATGTCAGGAACATACTGGATACCAATGCTATTACGTTAGGGGCAGGACTTTCTCTGTCTGCTGGTGGTGTCCTGTCTGCAACCGGGACGGGAACACCCGGTGGAAACACTGGCAATGTTCAGTTCAACCAAGGTGGAGCATTTGCGGGCACCAATGAACTCTTCTATTCTAGAAGCACAGGACTCTTAACTAGTTCAAACACTTCTCCATCTGCTGGATTTTCTGCTGTTTGGACTAGTTTGGCAACTAATACTATGACTCCGACTGGTATTGGCATTACACATCCAGGAACATTCACTATTGGCACTTCAAACACAACTAGATGGATTATAGATGTCGATGGTCGATTATATCCATCTGCTTCTGGTGGAACCATTCCAGACATAGGGCAAGCCGTTGCTGCTGTTCGATCCATTACGGTTCAAACAGGAATGGTTCGTCGAGTTCATGCTCAAGGAGGTTATTTCACCAATGATGTAGTCATAGAGCCGCATCTTGGAACACAAACTGGAACTAATACAATAATTGATGGGGCGGTTGGCAATAGCTTTACTAACTTCTTTTCAGCTAACTCAAGCGGTTCTGGTGTTACCAATGTTTTAATTCAGAACATTCAAATTGGACAGACGATAGTTATTACCCTCGTTGCGAGCAACGGCGTGAACGTGAATTTCCCTCAGTTCGCGGCAGCGGATTACATAGGGGGCGCGATTGTGACTCCGAAGACGAATTGTCTGACGACGGCTTACATCACGCGGCTGGATCTGAAGACGAATATCACGGTGTTCACGGGTGGGCTGGAGTTCCGAAGCGGGTGGGGAAACTCCATTGTGACCAATTACGCTGCCGGAACCGCCACCATGGGCCTGACCAACCGCATCACCTACGCGCCCACCAACGGCACGACGCTACATGTGGACTGGACGGTCACGGAGTTTGTGATCGTCCCGAACCTGCTGGAAACGAATCTGGTGTTGATTCCCACGAACATGGTGACGGCCAGGCCGCTCACGCTCATCTGCCTGTCCAACTCGGTCACCTACAACATCAGCATCAGCAACGCGGCAGGGACGCGGGTCATCTGGCCGTTTGGCTCGACCAACAGCGGCAACGCGGCCCTTACCAAAACCAACCTGCAACAATACGAGTTCAGCCTGCTGCCACTCACCAACGGTATCAGTGCAGTGTTCGGGAGGTCGCAATGAGAAAGTGGATTATATCTCTGCTCCTGTTGCTGGCAGTGGGCGGCGTGCTGGCAGAGCGACGGCAGTTGCTCTATCGAGCACCAACGGCGGCCTCGGGTGGCATCTCTTCATTCTCCGACATCGCCAATCTGTTCGCCGTTTACGACGGGAACCTTCTGGTTACAAACTCTGCTGGAAATCCTGCGGCTGATGGTGAGAAGTTACTTTCATGGGGAGATAGCTCTGGCAACGGTCATCATGCCTTCACTAATGGAGTGGCTGTCACGTATGAATCGGCTCCGAGCATGGGGACAAATAAAGCTCTGAGGATGGGTTCCTTAAGGGTTGGGTTCACGGCGTTGCCCGACACGACCATCC